ATTCAGTTGAGAGAAGTCCCCCTGAAGGAGCGGATGTACCAAAGGATCTCTCCGGAGTTCCGTCCGCAGGTTCGCCCGTATCTTGTCGAGCGTTTGGAAACTCTCAAGTCTCGGACGCCTGAAGAGTTGGATCTCAGCACGGCGGAGAAGGCAAGGATGCTGCCTTCTTCCTTCGACGTGTTCGATCCCTATCAATTTGTGACGGATTGACCAGAGACTGGAAGAGTGGATCCCTTCCAAGCATCAGCATCATTGCTCGCTTGTGGCCTGACCCCATAAAGAACTCAATCCATGAGTGCCGTACCTGCACCGGCAAGGATTTCCAGCCTTGTAGCCATTGACCAATAGTAGTGTGGGTCTTGACCTTGGCGATCTTTGCCAAGTCGGGATGTGGCATGTCAGGCACAAACTCCAAGATGATGCCTGCCCACACAAACCTCTGACGCACTATATCTTCGGTTCTGAATCCTTTGTTCTCACCGGGGATCCCGATCCACTGGTTGACGGCGTCGATAATCCAATGCTTCTTCCGCATGTCATCTCCAAAAAGGTTGGGGTAGGGGCCCTCGGCAGGAAAACCCCCACCCCTCCCGATCAGGGGCTAACGCAGCCCCTTCCACAAAACCCCCCACTGAACCGAAGCCCAGTGGGGGGGAGGAAAGAAATGGTCAGGTACCAGCGGCGGTCAGTGCGAACTTGAACGCCTTGCTGGTGTTGTCGGCGGCGGTACCCATCACGACATTGTAAGTGTGGTGGTCGCCGAGTTTGCGATTGCGGTCCTGAAGCCAACTGCTGGTCGCGTTGAATGCGTTCCAGTAGGTGGCACCCGCAATCCGATACTCGTCATCGAAGTTGCGGCAGATCTTGTCGAGGTTCTCCATCGCGTTGACGTACCGACGATCCGTCTCTTCCTTCCGAGAGAACGGGTTGTTCAGCCGCTCTTCGCGGGTGGTCTTGACGATGGGATCCACGACGTGAGAGTACACGTCGAGGAAGAACGCCTGCACTTCCTGCCTCGTCATGGTGCGACTGCGGAGATGGTGGCAGGCATACTTGAAGTTGTCAAGTCCCTTCAATGCGTTGTGCATTGCCTTGCGGGCGTCGTCGATGCGGGACATGATGTTGGCGGTGTGCTTGTAGGAGAACACCTTACCCTTGCCCTTCAACGCCCATGACAACGTGTTGTTGCAGACAACACGGACGGAGGTCGTCATGCCGGTAAAGGAGAGGGATCCGTCGTGGCCGTTGGCAACGAGGATGTAGGGAGTGATGGGATCGTAGGTAGGCCCCTCCTTCTGCCCCACGTTGAAGGTGTCGGCCTTGAGTAGGAACCAGACCCGGCGGCCACCGAAGAGAGAACCTGCCGACTCCACTTTGACGACGGAGTCCATCGACAACTCCGAGCAGAAGTTCGCTAGTTCAGAGTTCTGAACTGGCTGGAAGCCTGAGGTAACGCAACCGAGGATCTCTTGCGTGTCCTCCCTCACCGTGAACTTCCACTTGTCGGTGCGGTACTCATTGTCCGCCGTCATCGTGGGGGCGTAGCCCTTGAGGTAGTTGGTCTCAAGGACGTTCCACTCCATGCGGGCCAACTTCAGGGCTTCGTAGGTGGTGGGTGCGTCCTCGACGACAGTGCCGAAGCCATGCCATGCGGCCTTACCGGCAAGAACGAGGTGGTCATTGGAGGTGATTTCGTGAGCCATTTTCTCAGTCCTCTTCGCGAAAGCGGTGGAAGTATGTGGGGAAATGTATATCAAGGACATTCACGAGGTCCTTGGGTTCGATCTCTCCGTCACAAAGTTGAATGTGCTGCTTTTGGGTGATGATGGTCATGGTGACTGCCCGGACAGAACACCACGTTCCATCTGCCATGACGATGATTGCCATTGGTTCCTCTTCCGGGGTGAATCCTTCTTTCTCAGCCATCTAGTACTCCGCGATCTGGGTGTGAATGGTGACTTGGACGACGACCTCTGCTTCGAGGATGTCGGAACCGGGGGCAAGATTCTGCGAGATCTCGTTGTCGATCGCACCGTTGATGAGACTCTTTATGTGGTCTCTGGTTGCTTGCGGAAGATGCTCCCAATGAAAGACCCGGCTTGTGATGGCCGGGCCTGTCGTAACGTCTTCGATCGTGATGTGGTCAGCGTGCTGCATCAGGGTCTCCTAGGGGTATCCAAACCTCGTAGTTGTCTGGGGGCGTCGCCCGGACGCCCGCAGGGCAGCGTCCGGGCGTGAGCCTAGACATCTGGTGGGGGGAGATGAGTCCCCCCAGTTCTTCCTTGTGGTCTCGCGTGACGACGAAGTCAATGAATTTGAGGGAGCCCCGGACCTGTCTGAAGGCTACGACGAGTGGACGGCGTAGGCTCTCGACTGGCCCGGGGCCCTCTCCGACCTTCGCCACCAGCCAATGGCCGATGACGCTGAGTGTTCCCTGCTGCCTCCAGAACCCCCGAGCCGTGAGGGTAATGTGGTCCAACCGGGGCAACGGGACCGACTCTAGGTCCTGCGTGATGCGGATCCTGACAGCCGCATCAGGTGCGTCGTTATGCCGCACCGGATCCAGCGTAGTCCATACGGGATGGTCCGTCAAGTCCGAGTCCAACGAAAAGCCCCATACCCCCCGAAGAGAGTATAGGGCCAAGGAGAAAGAGATGAAAGGCGTGGGGACCGTAGCAACGGCAACCCCACGCCGGAAGTGGGGGGACTAGTTTGTACAGGAAGTCTACCCCTAGCCAAGGCAAACTTCAATAGAAAAACCCCGACACCGACCGAAGCCGATGCCGGGGCGGACGAAAGAAATGCCTGCCCTACCCCTCCACCGCAGGAAGCGAGTTGGGTAGATGAAGGAGTAATCCCGGGTAGGACAGGCGAGCGGGGGGGAGAATGGCCCCGCCTCCCCCATGGATAAAAGGAGACGGGACCCGAGAGAGAGTTTAGTAGACGGGGCCACCTAGGGTGCCTGTGGTTGCCCGCCCCGGACCGGCACCTATCCTTGGTTCGCTCAGGACTCTTGGAGACGGCGGAGGACCTGCTCCTCGCCGTAGACCTTGCCGTTGGCACCCTCACGGGACTTGCAACGGACGAGGACCGGGATCTCCTCAGTGCCAAGGAGTTCCTCGATCTGCATGAGGCCAGCACCCATGGAGGGCACATCGCCAAGGCAGACGGTCAGGGTCTGCTTGAGCCGCTTGATGGCGATGTCCACACGGACCTGACCACCATCAGTCTTGAGGCCAGCCTTGCCGCAGTCGGGGAAGACCATCGGGCCACCCTCGAAGGAGCGGGGGTTGTCGGGCTGGTCGTCGTCCTGAAGAAGACGGTAAGTGAACTTGATGAGGGTGCCGTCGTGGGTGGTTCCGTCCCTCTCCTTGAAGGGGCAGTCCACCTGCACGATGCTGGTGATGAGGGCTTCGTAGTCCCCGTCTTCGGGGAACCAGTCGTTGTAGCCCGGCGACACTTCGGCAGCCGAGAAGTCGCTCTCGAAGTTGTCGAAGACGGCTCGCTTGATACTCATGTCAGGATTCCTTATTTGCCTCATTGAAGGCTGACTCGAAAGACCCCCAAGGATCAACAGGATCAAGGGGAACATTTGGCATACGGCTGGTAGTGCGAGTGCGGATGATGCGGCTGAAGCGGGGATCGTCGAACGCCAGTTTCCGTTCGTATAGAATCCGCTCAATTGGAATCTTCCGCTCGATCTCCTTTGTCCCGGACTTGACAATCTTGGTCTCCATAACGGTGGTAGACCGGCGATCACAACAGACCGGGGCAATCATCTCAACGGCTGGGGTCAGGCGGCGTACCATACCCGCCGACATGTTGAGCGTCAACTCCTCCGTCTTGGCCCCATCGTCAGAAACCTGAAGAAACTCACGGCTGAGGTGGGCGATGAACCACACCCCGTAGCCAACCTGCCGGAGGTCGAACGCGAACGACAGGATCTCGTCGAAGAGTTTGTCGTAGGCGGCTGGGCCGTGAGCCTGCTCGAAGGACGAGCGGTCCATCTTGCTGGCGATGTAGGGCTTGAGGAGTCGGACGCAGGGCGTGATGGTGTCGAGGACCACGCACTTGGGACGGGGCTCTCCGGCCCTCGCCATGTCGATCAACTGCTTCTTCTTCTCCAACACCTTGTCCCAAGTCAGAACGAGGTGGCTTCCGTCGATGTCGATGGGTAGGCCCTCGTCGTTGACACCCGGCCAGATGGTGGCACGGCACTCGGGGGTGACGGTGGAGGAGAGGTCGAGGTTGATGATGAAGGCGTCCGGGTTGGACTGGAACAGGTAGGACTTGCCTGTGTTCTGCTCACCCACCACCATGCCGAAGAGGGCATTGAGTGGGTACTTCATCTTCTGTCCCGAGAAACCGAGTTTGGTAAAGCCCAACGGTTCTCCTTTCATGAGAGTTGTGTGGGTCATGCCAGTCCGAACATGTCACGGGGATTCAATCCCCTGAATTTTTCATCAAGGGCTTTTGGTTCGTTGTCGAACACGAAGTCATCATCCTCCAATTCCTCCGGGGTGGCCGCCCCGGCCTGCGGGCGGGGCGGTACACCGGGGAACAAGCCTTCAATCACAACCTTCTTGGTGAAGTTGATGTTGAGGTAGGAGAGGTACTCCTCAAACTTGGCGGCTGAGAGGCTCACCCCATGGAGTGCGTTGAACTCCTTGCGGAACTCTGCCTTGCTGCTGATGCCCGGGTTCTGCTGGTACACCTGCTGCAACTTGGGGAGGATCACCTTCTGGGCCACCTCCAACTCAAAGGTATCAGTCATTATTGTTCTTCTTCCAGATTTCCATTCCAGCCTTTGTGAGTTGCCAGACTTGTGCCATGCGTCCGTTTCTGGTGATCCGCACCTTGCCACTGGCTTCCACAAGACCTTGCTTGACGAGGTGGCGTCGAGTACTAGAAACAGATTGGTGGGGGGAGTTGAGGCTCTTTTCGAGAGCGTCGTCCGTTGACGGGAAGACCCCCAGTCGCTGAAAGATCCGAGACTTGAGGACGGCCCTGCCTTTCTTGGTGGAGTGGTAGGCCATGTCTGAGATTTGCCTGCTCTTTGTTTTACTCATCGAACTCTGATCCCGGTTCACTGATGACATCGAACTCAATCTCCTCGGGGATTGGATCATCCCGTCGTCGGAGTGTGAATCCCTCGCTCTG